ACTCAGGTACAGACCATCCTACACTCTCTTATAACATTACCGGTGGTCTAGTATCCAGCCGAGTTCATAGCTCGGTATTCTTTATACATACTCACTGTAAAGGAACCGGTTGCGATTTGCAAATAGGTTGATTGACTATCAATCTACTGGTAGCGTGTTACACGCCCAGACAAATAAACTAATTAGTCAATGGTAAAGGCACGGACCGTGTGCTGTTGTAGAGTGAGAAAACTATCCTCTGCTTTGATAAGTTTAATTATCCAACCCTTAACAGGAGTTCAATATGAAACCACGCATTAAATGGTATTTCATTATTAATTGTGCTTTAATTACGGTTAGAGCAAGGACTAAGGCGAAAGCCTACGAACGTGCGAGAGCACAGTTTGGTCTAGCCTAGAAATGGGCAAAGTCAAGAGATATTTGGAGCACGTCCTAGATGTGCTTCAGATGTCTCATGAAGAAGTCGAAAGTATGAGTCTTTCTGAAATAGACGCTCTACTTAAGAATCATGAACATTCACTGGAGAAAGCAGTTGATGAAATCAAAGAACAAGTTGAACAGGAATGGGATGTCGATGTAGATGAAAATGGACCATTCGTTTGTTTAGCTAATAAGGAGAGTTAAAGTGAGATATCAACTAACCCCTTTAAATACCCTAGTACCATCACCTTACAACCCCCCTTCAAGGGAGAATAAGACAGAGATATTAGCAAATAATATCAAGGATAATGGTTTACTAGTACCCATCGTTGTAGCTAATGACATGACTATCGTAGATGGTCATAGACGTCACATGGCTTTAAAGCTTATAGCAAAAGCTGACGGTAAAAAGGAATCAGAGATAAAGATTCCTGTTATCAAACATAACAGTGATAGTCATGAAATGTACGACCGTATGTTTATCGCCGCTAATACTGATACCATGTTAATTAATGGTCATCAATATTTATGGAGATACATGAAAGGAGCATCAGTTCCTCAATATCATTTAAGTAGAATCAACTGGTTAATCACAGCATTAGGTAAGAACTATGCTCATGGAATGTTCGAGAGAATATTACGTGAAAAGCATTCAGCTCTTACTTATCAAATGGTTATGGGCATCTATTGCAGATATGTGGGAATAAAACCGCATAAAGCAGTAACATCTCGTAAGACACAAATGCGTCAATTAGCATATTTCTTGCTAAACGTAGAGACACCTTACAGAGTAAAATCTGCGATAGCTCATTTTATACCAACAAGAGTGTTAAAGAAATGCGTTAAGGATAAAAAGCGTATTGCTACCAAATTTGCAACTAACAAGTATAGTTAGGAGTAAATATGGACGGCTTTTTGTTTCTTAGTGATTATCTAGACCTGTTATTAGTGATTGGTTATATGTTATTGTTAATGAGTGTCTTCACATTAATAATGATAAGTAGATATCATATCTCTAAAGTAAATAGTCTGGAAGAACAGATTAATTACTGGAGACAACAGGCTTTAACACAGTTACATCGTGACGAAGAAAATTGACACAGTTCCGATAGGCGGCGACGATGCTGGAGTGGAGTGTTCAGAATGTGAATCAGTAAATACAGTTTTCGAAGAATACATCGTGCCTAATACAGGCGATGAATCCGAACTTGGCATTTTATGCCTAAACTGCTCTCACCAAGAAGACCCCGATGAGTATCGTCTCCGTTTTGAACCGGACTATGTCAACGAAATAGAAGACAACTAACCCTGTAAAAGGAGGCTATAATGTTTAAACGCATTATAAGGATGATTTCCAACATCTTAAAACCATGGAATAGGGGGCAACGTGCCCTTTGGTACGCTCAACGTAGACAACTGAAACAGATTCAGCAACTACATCACATTGTAAATGAAATACAACTTTCTTTCGAAGGACTTAACAAGGCAGGAACTGTAAAGCCTAAAAGGGGACGTCCTCGAAAGAAATCTTCATAACCCCTGACATCAAAGGAGTCATTAAGTATGGCTAAAGTACTAGTACAAACCTTTGGCGGTGTAGTAAAGACCATGGAAGCAGAACATCCAGCAGGATTAGCTGAAGCCCTTGGTATGTCTTTGGACAACACCACAATCAATGTCAACGCCAAGAAAGGCGATGCAACCACCTGCTTACGGGACGACGACTTTGTCGCTTTCGTAACAGATAAGGTTACATCTGGCTGACTAGCGGAGACCAATAGATTCGTGTGGCTGGATAGTTAATAGCTGTCCAGCCTACGATGATAATAAGGAGATTCAAGATGAATCTATTACATCAAAAAGCTTTATTTATTAGAAAATGGCTATTAATGAATGCAAGATATCATGATATGTCCTATACTAGTAACGAAGCTTATGATACAGCAAGACATTACGCTGAAAAATTGGATATACATGATATGTGTACTTCAAGAAACAGTGATAATCCATCAAGACCTTTTGCGTCTTTTAGGATTAGAGTAGGAAAACCTAAATTTAGAGGTTCTGTAAATTATACCCTTTTACCACATTCTTTACATCTGTCAACAGAAACTAATTCAGTTAGAATATTACCTGACTATGTTAAACCATCATGGTATGAAGGAATGATAAAGTCTCTCTATGGAAATAGAAGACAGAGAGTGCTTGAAAGGGCATTACAATATCCTGAAACTGGAGCTTTTAGCGGTCATCCTCATGTAGGAAGAGACGGTAATCCATGTTTAGGCGGCTGGGCAAACGCATGGTCATCAACAGTATCAACTGGAAATCTAATTTCATTGGTACCAGTAACTCAGAGCTTTCTAAATACATGGACCTCGAATGACGCATATTGGAATATCAATAATGCACATTCATCTTGGCGGATAATGCCTTTATGGGCTAGAAAGGAAATACCATTAGCTATGTTCTTAGCGAAAATAAATCTATTTTACAATTTTCAAAATGATTTAGAAACAAAAAGAATCAGACTAATAGCCTTTCCTAGATGGGTAGCTAGAAATGCAGAAATGGTACAACAATTATTAATGGAAGGCTTTTCATTAGAAAAATTGTTAGACTGTTATTATGCATCATACATTAGTAAAGTTGTTAAAGATGATACTCTAGAAAGAGACTTTTATCATGTACAACAAGCCATGAGATATATACAAGATATATATTACCTTGCTTTGGATAAAGTAAGGAGTTATTTACCTTGTTCAGAACAAATGGCAGGAGCTTTAGTAACACAAGCTCTTATGGATGATAAAGGAAGGTACGTTGATAATCCTTGGGAAAATGGTCCAACAAGAACGGCATCACATGAGAATGGACCTATAGGAGAAATGATAGGTTCAAGACTTCGTGATATTTCCTCTGCTGGAAATTCTAGGTATGATAGTTGTGAACTAACCGATGTATTTGAGTTTAATAGACATATACATGGTAAAGATAACACAGCTTATCATCAATATTCTTATTTAAATAAAGAAGATATACTAAGTGGTATAAATTATTATTTAAGGAATATGAGAGACCCTAACGGTTATTATGAATATTGTAAAATAGTAAATACAATTTCAAAACATATTAGCCTAGGTGGACGTTTAAAAACAAGTCCGCATTCTGAAAACAAAACAGCGGAAGAGTTTTTAGCTCACATGAGGAGTATGTATAGTTGGACAGTCAATAAAGAAAATGACGCATATGGCGAATCAATGACTAGACTGGCTAATTATTTTGCTTATAAAGGGCTAGATGATTACGAACAACTACTGTTAACTACCATTAAAAGGAGGACTACTAATGGCAAAGACAAAATCCGACCCACTATTCACGATAACAGTACCGGAATTAGTGAACAACAAAGTCAAATATCTATTGAATCGTTTTAAGACGACTGAATGGAGTGGTCCAGCATGGTATCAAATAATAGAGACTGAAAAGAACGGCTTTCCAAAAGTCGCTTCTTTAGTCTATTTTAAACCGATACATCTGGGACATGGAACTGAAACAGAGCTTGACGGAGACAAGATGGGTAAATTATTACCGAAAGTCTATAAGAGATTTCCTGATTTAAAGGATTGTTACTTAGGACTTATACATTCTCACCATAATATGGGAGCATTCTTATCGGGAACGGATAAGGATACAGCTAGAGAGCAAGCACAGGGAGATGGAATATTCTTCTCAACTGTTGTAGCATCAGCTAGTGACCCATATGATTGTTGTTTAACATACCGAGATAGATTTGGTTATACAAATCTTTGTGAAGGTACAGTAGAGCAACAAGGAGCCGAGTTTGACGTTCCTAAAGAATGGAAAACAGAGGCAACATACATAGAGAAGGCAAAGAAGAAAAATGCCATAACCTACGTTGGTAAAAATAACCAACTGAATTTGGTTCCTTCTCCCGGTTATTCACATGGCGGTTATTATAACGGCTATGGATTAAATCGTATGTATGAAGACATGGAGAAAATCGAAAAGATAGACGAAAAAAAACAAACCACTCTAATGCCCCAATACTCTTGGGACCGTCAAACAGAAATTCCTAAAAAGGAACAAGAAAAGATGGAAGAGATTACACAACAGTTTGTTGATGGTACTATCACGCATCACGATTTTGTCGAAGAAGCAAGAAAACATTGTCCAAATGTAGACCCATATTCTTATATGGATAGTCTAGGTACAGGGTTTAAGCCATAAGTAGATGATTTACTTGACTTTATACACCTAACTCTAGTATATTTGGATTCAGGGCACTGTTGCTCTAAGATTTGGTCGCATCCCTATCTTACGACAGCGAGTGTAACGCCGCCGCAGTGCCCTAAATTTTCTTATAAATACAATTCCCCCTAACACATACATAAAAAGGAGTACGTCTATGATGACAGTACCACAAAAGAAGTACTTTTGTAATAGAATCGACGAGATTACTATGCAAAAGATTAGTGAATTACCAAAAGTAGCGGATTTATACGATAAACAACTGGCACAAGAAGGACTGATAGCAGGAAAAATAACTTATCCTACAGAGGATATGTTTTGTACAGCAATAGATAGAATATTGGAAGGACATAATCACGGTACATATGGATTTCAAGGTTCTTTAGGAAATATAAGTCTTGAAGAGCTTTTAAGAGGATTTGAAGATTATAAAAGGATACGACACAACATTAGAGCAGACGAGAATTTAGAAGTAAGAAAACAAGAAGAACAATTAAAGGCAGAATCAACACGTATTAAAGACGTTGCCATGTTTGGAACAGAAGAAGCGGCACACGCAATGTTAAAGGAGTTCGTTGAATGGGTCATAAAATAAAAACAAGATTCCTTAGAAATAAGGATTTAATAAGATTAGAGTCCCTAAATACCATAACAATCGTAGGATTAGGCGGTATAGGTTCATTCTTAATACAAGGATTAGCTATGATGGGATGGAGTAAAGTTATAGGTTATGACAGTGATGTCATTGAAGACCATAATTTAAGTACCACTTGTTATCCTTTAGAACAATCTGGAAATACGAAAGCGGATGCCGCTCAAGGACTTTTTCAGCAATATTCTGAAGATTGGCAAGAATTTCTTCCTAATAGTAATTTTTCACCTGATAGTGTAGCTGAACCTAAGATGATTGTCTGTACAGATGATATGGAATCAAGGCTTTTAGTTTATAATAAGTGGAAAAGTCAACCTAATCCTCATTTCTTTCTAGATTTGAGAATGGGAGCGACATCTGTTGAACTAGTTACAGTAACTGCAAAGCATGATGACTATTTAGAAACTTGGGTACCAACTCATACAATCCCACCAGCACCATGTTCGATGAAGCATACAGTATTTGCTACGAACCATATTGTCTCTTTAGGATTGGCACAAATATATAATATAGTTGCAAACCTTGCATACTATGATTACATTTGGACCAGCCTGAACCCAAATATGGTCGAATTTGGGACACTAATAACACCAAATATCAAGGAGGTATCCATTGATAGAAGTAAGAAAAGTGTCAACCGATTGGACGTTAATGCCAGCGGGACTGACATATCTAATTATAGGACAACCTAAAACAGGAAAGACCACTGCTGTAAGTAGATGGAGCTCCAAAGGAGCTGACGGCGTCCTGCTAATTGACACAGACTTAGGTTCTGATTTTGTCAAAGACGCTAACGTCGTCACTGTGACTGGTTTAAATGCACCTATGAGACCCGTACTACACGAAGGTAAACAAGTAGTAAAGAACGGGCAACCTTCAAATGAAGTAGTTCCACCTGAAGAAAGGGGATTCAATATACGCTCTGGAAAAGAAAAGGGAAAGCCACTCGCTGTCTACTCTATGATAGAAGTGTATAATTGGATTTCTAAAGAGTGGGATAAACTTCCGTATGATACCATAGCTATTGATACTATAGGTGAAGTGAATAGTTGGATTGAACAATCCGTTATTCATGAACTAGGTATCACGGCTATGGGAGAAGGTCAATGGGGAGCGGATTGGGGCAAAGCTAGACGTAAAAATCTAGATGTCATAAAACGCTTTCAAGACCTTATGAAAAAGAAAGGGGGAAACCTCATTCTAGTTAGTCATTCTAAAACTTCACAGTTACAGGATGGTAAGGTTCAACTAGGACCAGAATTGCCAAGAGGCTTAGGATACTCGTTAGCCGCCAAAGCAGATGTTATAGGTTATACTACAGCATCTAAAGAGGACGGTAAGTATTATATCTCTTTTGAAGCGTACGATGAGCGTGTAGTCGGTTCCCGACTAAAACCACTAGCTCAAAAAGTACTCCCATTCGAGTATAGTGCTATATCTAACGAAATCCTAAAATACAAGGAGGAATAAATGAGTCAAACTCGTTTTAGACCTAATGACCTAGAAAAAGCCAGTGATGGCGGTTCAAAGTTTCTTGGTTTTGTAGAAATGGGGATTGTAGACTGGGAAGACAGGTCAGACCGATTTGATTGGGCTGATGTGTATCTAGTCGCAACCCTCGCTATCAAGGACTCACAATACCCTCAAGAACTGAAGCTTGTGGGTTCTTATGATAGAGAGCCAAATGGCAACATAAAAACCTGTACATTGTTAAAAAGAGTTTATTGGCTTTTTGACACCATCGGCTTTGAAGGTGGACCAAATGTGCAAGGAGAAATGGTAGATGAAGAAGGCGAAAGCTTGGATTTAATCCAACACCTTTGCCAGAATCATGTAACCAATCCTCTACAACCATCTATGGAATACACTGCATATGTATATAAAGAGCAAGGTCGTAAAGACCCCTCTAAGACATATACAACTGTTTTTCCAAAGATAGCTCCAAATACACCTGCGGGTAGAAAGGACCTCGAAGGCTACATAAATTTTATGAAGTCAAAGAACCTTATCAAGGAGGTGCAACCGGGAGCGGCAACAACAACTACTCCACTTAACGGTGGGTCAATAGATGGACCAACAGGTTTCTAGTGTTTGTTGAAATGGCAATCGGGAGTCCCTCCAAAAGGGGGGCTCTCGTGCCTATCGAAGATGTTTGGGACATAGTTTACGAACAGGGAAAAGAACAAGCTGTCTATCATAGTGTATATCAGTATGATGAAGAAGCAATAGCCTTTATTAAAGCCAATGGTACAATAAAGAATTTCCTAGGTACTAGATACATTAGTACTGTTCCTGTCGACATAGACCGTGGACAAAATTCTGACGAGTTCACTTTACAGGAGACTCGTATGATAGTAGAACATCTTAATAAAGAGATGAACTTAAAGGCAGGTAACTACGCTATATACTACAGTGGTACGGGATACCATGTTGACATTAGTGCAGAGTGTTTTGGTTTTCAACCAAGTCCTGACCTGCCTTTTATCGTTAAAGCTACTATGTTAAACATCTTTGAAGGTTTCACAATAGACCCAGCGGTCTATACAAGGACCTCAATCATTAGATTACCACATACCTTAAATGTTAAATCAGAGCTATACAAAGTTCCACTTACTTTAGAAGAACTGTATACTGACTTTACGAACATCGTTAGCATAGCATCAGATAGAAGATTAAACTTCGGGGTCAATGACCTCTGGGGTGATAAATCTCTTGAAGAATACATTGTTAAAGAAGTACCCAAGGTCAGGAGTATGCAAAAGATTAATGAACCTAGTAATGTTGTTCCATGTGTACAAAAGATATACAATCAGGGACCAACAAAAGGTTCACGAAATCATACACTACTACGTATAGCATCTCATTTTCGACGTAATGGTATCCCTTCGGATGCAACGAAGGCGGCATTATTACACTGGAACGATAACCAGCTAAATCCACAAATAGTTATAGATAAGGTCGAATCTACATATAACTATGGATATAAATATGGTTGTCATGATGAGTTATTAGCGGCGGTATGTAGTCCTAAATGTGTTTACTACAAAAATAAGGATTATCTAGTGGATATTAAAACATCAAAGGACTTACAATCCGAATTAGAGGAAAGACTGGAATCAGATTTTACAGGAAAAATGTTACCACTTGCAGAAATGTTTGGTATCGAGAAGGACTGTAATATCTATCCCGGTGAGTTAGTAACTATTTTCGGTCCTACTGGAGCAAATAAGACTGCTCTAGCACAGAACATAGCTCTTGGTTACGATTTCGCAAACGATGAAATACGACAAGAATGGCAAATCCCAACATTATACTTATCTTTAGAATTAAGTGGTTGGTATATGCACAGACGGAATCAACAAATCGTTAGCGGAATGAGTAAAGACGATGTCACTTCGAATTACAAGTATGTTGGAGAAAACTATAATAAGTATTTAGAACACTTAAACATACAAACAGTCGCACCCAGTCCAGAAATGATTCAGAAAGTCATACGTGATTTACAGCCACAATTAGTAGTTGTAGATTACATTGATTTAATTGAAGCACCTAAAGGAATACGTGGAGAATACGAACAGGTAAGATATGTTTCACACTTCTTATCTAATTTAGCTGTTAACCTAGATATTATTATCATTCAGATAAGTCAGGTTGCTAGAGAATATAGCAGGAACCAAGTTCTTGATATATATGCTGGTAAAGGCAGTGGTGCAATAGAAAACGCATCACGTAAGGTCATAGGTATTAATGGCAAACAGGATTCTACAGAAAAGACTGTTTCTTTATTCAAGAACAGTGACGGTGACCTATTCGATGTCGATTTAGAATGGACACCATCATTTAGATTAAAAAGGAGGTATTAAAATGCCTGCATTCGTTAAACAAGTAGTTAAAACTGAAGTAACAGCCGAAACAAAACTGCAACTACAGAAAATGGCATTAGCCAATAAACGTAGTATGCGTAAACAACTCGAGTACATAATCGAGAAGGCAATGAAGGAATACTATGGAAAAGAAAACCACTAAAGAACTTGTAGGTGAGTTCATTGACCTAGATATTCAATTACAATTAGACCCTGACCCCGCCGCCATGGATGACATGAAGCGTGTTCAGACTGAAATTGGAAGAAAGGTTGACGGTATAGACCATTTTATGGTAGATATTGAAAGAAAAACATACCTAATAGACGCAGAGATTGAAGCATTGACAAATGAAATATTGAGATTGAAAGTTAGAAAGAAGGCTACAGCATCATTAAAGAGATACTTTAATGAACAGCTAATACCTATGGTAGTAGAGGAAGTTGGAAAAGACGGAGTATATGAAACTGATACATCAAGGTATAAGCTTTATGAAACATTTGGACCTGTAGGAGTAACAGATGAAAAGAAAGTTCCAGATGAATACAAAAAAGTAACCATGGTAGAGTCAATAGATAAGAAGAAAGCACGAAAAGACCTTGTAGCAGGTGTAGATATACCGGGGTTTGCTATTTGGAAAGTAAAAAGAGTAAGGAGGTCCTAGTGGGAAAACTAATTGATATAGCATTGCCGCAAGGAGGGATTATCATAACTCTGCTTAGATTTATCCAATTTGGTATTTTGACAAGTAATGAATTTTTAGATTTAAATATGTCAATTTATAGAATAGGATTACACTTGCATTTTGTATTAGAAAAGGAGAACAGATGCCGAGAAATAGAATAAGTCAAAAAATGATTATACTTGGACTTCTAGAAAATGGAATAAAAGTAACACCAATGTTAGCCTTGAATAGATGCGGTTGCTTTAGATTAGCGGCTGTTATAAATTCACTTCGTACCGATGGTCATAATATCGTTACAAGTAGAGTCAAGTCACACACTGGTAACAAGTATGCTGAATACGAGCTACAACCCGTTTCAGCGTAGTATAATGGTGGGAGAGTCAGAGAGCAATGCAATCGAGTACTCTCCCATTCATTTAAGTATTTAACTAAACAAGGAGGTCATAAATGGAGATATTTAAGTATTATATCCTATCCTTATTTGAAACGACAGCCCCATTCTTATTAGCATGGGAACTGTATGTTTTCTTAATTACTGCTTTCTTTTGTTCAATCGTAATTAGATTGGCTAGATTAGAAAGAAAGCTAAACAGACTACTTAGGAAGAAGAGATGTTGTAATGAGTTATAAGTATCATTCGCATAACGACCATATTAGTCTAAAGTCTTTAATAGAGTTTTACGAAGACCTATTAAAGAAAGGCACCATCAAAGCTGGTAGTTCTGGAGAAAACCGACTACAACAGCTATACACAAAACGATATCACTATAGGAAATGGGTAAACTTACCTTATGCGAAGAGACGAAACATTATCTCCCCCCTCAAAGTCTGAATTTGAGAAAGTTTTAGAACCAATACATAAAACATATTGGAAAAAAGCTTACAAAAAACTATCATCTAAAATGAGTTCTCTAAAGAGCTCATTAAAAAGACGTAGTGAACAATATGATGTAAAGTTTGACATTACATCAGGAGATATACGTACCCTATTTTACTTAAGTTACGGCAAGGGGTGTAGATACTGTACCAAGCAATTAACTTTTCGAACAATAGCTTGTGACCATATCATACCCCTTTCTAAAGGCGGACCATCCGTTAAGAAAAATTTACAACTTATATGCAGAACTTGTAATACCCGTAAAGGTCCATTACAAGAAGAAGATTTTACATTACTGATACAACTGGTAGATGAACTACCTGATGAACTAAAGACATACGTCATGAAGAAACTGGCTAAAGGAGGTCGATATTAATGACTGTAAATAAAAAAATAATAGACCTTATACAAGGTCGTCTTGACAAAGGTCAAGCAGAATATAACAGAGAAGTACCAATCAAAAGAGAACGTGGTAAAACAAACATTGCTGAATCCATAGAAGAAATTCTAGATTTAGTAGTCTATTTAACAGCATACTTATTAGAATTAGAAGAAGACTCGAAAATAAAGAGTCCATCTATATTAAAGTGTGAAGTTATGGATATACGTATTATACTCAAGGCATTACATATGTATCATTCAGAAGCGTGGCATGAAAATGAACAATCCACAGCTAATGAAATACTAGATTTAATAAACAGTATAAAAGAAAAGGCTGGATGGGACCATGAAGATGACAAGAATATTGGTCAAACAGATAATCCTATAAATAAACCTTTTGTAAAATGTATTGAAGGAACTGATTGTGACACATAATTTTGGCGTCTCGATTTTGACCAAGGTTTGGTCTGAGTTTATTAGGTATCCAAGGATAGCGTAAGCTTAGGAGAATATTAAACAAAAGATTTGAGGCATGGCAAATGACAAAGGTTGGCTAACCAGAGACGCCATTTATTAAATAAGTAAAGGCACTACTATGAGTAAGGAAGCACAAATTACAGCCGCTCGACAACATTGTGCGAACTACGATTGCGGAAACTGCATAGGAGCCATGATGAAAGTAGAGCGACGAACGTCATCTTTAGGAATTAAAAGAACCAAGCTAATGACATGGATAGATTCTAAAAAAGCAGGTAAGCCCTGTACGATATCTAAGGGATGTACCTACTTCACCAACTTTGTAAGAAGAAGTGAACAATAGGTACATAGTTGACAGACGAAAAGGGCTCCGTTTTACGGAGCCTTTTTTTTAAATTAAAACCGTTAAAGGAATCGTTTAATCGTCTACTGCTAAGGCATATACACCAACTGGGGTAGCGGCACCAAGGACAGCACCTATCCGTGTACCAAAAAACTCTATATTGTCATCAAGACTAGCAGAATACTTAAGAGATTCAGCATATTTATCACGCATATCCATAGCTCTGTTCCAGTCTTCTCCCCTCATTTTCATTTTTCGTTGAATTGTAGTGGTCTCTTCAGGAAGAACCTTCTGCTTATACCATATAACTGTTTTATCCGCAGTCGTGTCAGCAACTTTCTTTAGCTCTACTTCCTTTAATATTTTAGGAATGCTTATAGACTTTATCTCAGACATATTTAAAACATCTTTACCGAAGTTCATGCCCCATAAGTCTCTTAAATCATCACCCATCATAAGCATTTTTTTAGGGTCCTTAGGATTCCATACCATTGTTCCTGCAAATCCGCCCCAATCAATATTACTTTTATGCTGTGGTGAAAATAAAATCTGAACATTACCATTTTTTAGGCGTTTAATAGCGTTCTTCCCAAATATGGAAGTTGCTTCCTTTATCATATCTCCCTTACTAATAACACCTTCGTTCATATCTGAAAACAACTTATAAGACCTGTTATCAAATTGAATATTCCTTAAAGCGTCTCCACCTTGTCGCATACCACGAGTATTAACTTGTAAATAAGTAGATATATTGTCAGCACCCTGAACCTTAATCAAGTTATTCAGGGCTTCTTTGCCCATTCCACTGACTTGAGCCTGTTTTACAAGGTCTTTATAGCTTGTTTCACTAACAAACTCCTTCATAAAGGTCTCTAATCCTCGTTTTCCCTTCCCTGTATACATAAAAGCATTGCTATAATTATTCGTAAGCTGGGCAAACATAATCTGGACAGCATTATTAGCATTTTTAACTACCTTATTAACCTCTATTTGCTGTACCTTTTGGGTGAATACCTTATCTAAAGGAGTATTCATTAATTTTTGTATCTCTCCTTCAGATTCTCTTAGTATAGTATCTGTATCATTTAAGAGCTTATACTCTAACTTGTTTATTCCAGCCATCCTACTGGCGATACTGTCCTTCCTGCTAAAAAACCTTGAACCTATTCTTTGTGCCCCACGTACAGCTTCCTCAGTTATGGAACCAGCTTGTCCCATGGCTCCACCTTTATAAAATGAGAAGTGTTTTCTTGTATTGAATGGGTCTGGTCTTAAATTATTAGAGAATAAGTCAACAGATGTCTCTTTAAACGATTTACTTCCTAGCCCTCTAGCTTTTCTGATTAGCCTATTAGCACCTTTACCACCAAGAGCGAGACCTGCAAGAGTTGCTCCTGTAACACCTATAGCAGTAGCCGCACTCTTCATGTCATCTGTAGAGACAGCTCCTTTTTCATGTGCAATCATAGTACCAGCAGTAAGAGCTAAAGCTCCTGTTGCCAGCCCCTCCTTTGATGCTACCGATGTTGCAATATCAGTAGCACCATCAAGTAACCCTTGTTTAGCTTCGCTACTAGCCTTAACTAAGGCTGGAGCTTGTGCAATTTTTTTAGCCTTTCCTAATATTGTTGCTACGTTCATTATCTTTCTCACTAGGTAATATTTTCTTTAAATCTTCTCCAGTATTATTGGAACTAACCATGTTCTCTATACGTTTACAATTATCACATAACCCACGCAACGGTTGCTGTATTGGTTTATCACACTCTATGCAATGAAATGGCATTGGCATTACAAAACTCTCTCTTTATCTGCACTAAATTGCATTATTTGATACTTCGTGCAGTTAAAATGTAGCATAATTCGCACATTTACTTCCTTTTCTTTCTTTTCCAACTAAGTGGATTCAAATTAAATTCCTTTTGATACCATTGAACTTCTTCTTGTAATGTAGCCATAGCTTCTTCTTGTTCTGCCTCATGAGCCTCTAAGAGTTGCTTAATTTCAGTATCAGCAGAGACAAGTCCTGACTCAAGGTCTCCAATTCGCATCTCAATACGTACGTATCCATAAACAATACTAGCGACAACCACAAGCATCTGAATAAGCCACTTAATGTTAATACTAATAATGGCGTTATCATCCACGACTGCCCCACGGTACGACCTTGCTGTCTTAGGTTTACCTTCATTATCCATATATGAATCTACCACCGATTCTAGGTGTTTTTTCTTCCTTTATCTTTGAAGCAATTTGCAATACTGGAAGACCTGTAAATTTAGTTATGGCATAATAAGGATTCTCTATAGCACCACCGGGTCCTACAACATCTCTTATTAATCTACCAAATGGTGGAATAGTCCACAAGTAATAGTCTGTTAGTTGAGAGTAATCATCAGACATCATCCCTTTAAACAATGGTGGCAATAATCTCAAGGCAGGTGGAGTCACAGCTTGCAATGGACCAATAGGTGACCCATAGAACGCTCTCTCTCTTTCTTTCTCAGTACCAAATAACAAGTCTGCTGTGTCTTGCATCCAATTCCAAGGAGCTGGAAGTGCATTCTCAAATAGACTGTACATAAATAAATTTGACATACCTATCATAAACGCATCAGCAATAGCTAGACGCTTAAAGGTTTCAAATTCAGTTGTACCTTCTTGGTATCCTGCAATATGAGCTCGTTTTATAACATCATTTCTAAAACGAACACTGTTCCAGCTCCATAACTGGAAACGAGACATCACCCTACCCAGAGTACTGTTTGTCCACATAGGTCTATACGGGGCTGAATAAAGGAACTGTGTACCCTTAACGCCACGCTTTGCCATATTAATAAGGAACGGCGAATTGTAATCTTTGATTGCTCCGCCAAATTTGTTTTTAGCCTGTAAATAATGAGCCATGAAAGAATCTCGTCTTAAAATCCTTTCAGGTACTCTCATAAAAGAAGCCGCTTTATTGAACATAGCCTTAGTCATATTATGTTTCTGGGCTATTCCCCACAGGCTTTCATCACTAGCATTAGGGTCTTTTCTTATCTTCTTTATAGCTTCTTCAGTGAAAGCTCGGGTCCTCTTACTTTTGATATCAGGATTTAAACCTGCTTCATAAATAAGAAATTCCTCAATAACACCAAGCTCTTGCATCCATTTCTCAACATCTTTCATACTTTCCCATTCGGGATTTATATGAGTCTTGAGATACTCAAAATTTCTAGCATTTTTTAGATTATCATATCCAGCACTTATCCATGTATGGACAGTACCACCATAAAGGTTTGCTATAGAGCTCTTAGGGTGAGCTAACAGAGACGCTAACTGCCACTTGGCTTCCATAGCACCCCAACCCTGTAACTGAGTATACTCTATACCACTTAATTCATCTACAGTAGCCTCATCTAAGTTCCACTTCTCAAGTTCCTTGCGACCTACACCTAGTCTTTTCCTAATATAATCAATACGTTTCTTAGCGGTTGAATCAGCTAACCATTTATATGCAGTCCCCTTTATCTTCATTAAGGGGTCATCCATTATTTTTTTAGGTATATGAGTAGGGTAACCCATAGCTGATTGAGTATAAAGTTTAAAGTAATTCATCCATCTTCCAGCTAAATCATTATCACCTGTCTTAGCATAGAATTTTTCTCTAAAGTTGTGCATAGATGTTCTAGCGGCAATCTGCATAGCCTGTTTATAGAAAGTATTTATAGTATTTTTCATATAGGATTCATATGCTTCTGGAGATACGTCCCAACCACCTATATGAGAATCACGACTATACTGATTACCAACTTTCTTCAAATCATTTGTAAGTATGTTTTCAGCTTTCTTCTTACGACCTGAGGCGGCTTCTTGAATAGCCTCCTGCATAACATCAAAGTTCTCCCCCATGTCATCTTTAGATATAAAGTCTCCAGTTAATTGTTTATACTCATGGCTGAGTTTTTTAATGTCAGCTTTTATTTCTTCTGGAGTCATATTAGGGTCTTTTGAAATATGTTCCATAGCTGACCTTAATTGCATATCAGCTTTCTTTCTATCAAAAGCCATATGAGGAAAATACCATTGTGAGCCTAAGTCACCAGTCTCATCAAATGTTGTCACTAAAAGCTTCTTCCTAGCATCGTTTAATCTTGATTTAGTTCTCATAGACTTAGGAGTCTGACTTATAATGATTCTTTTTACAATCTTTCTAACACCATCAATCCCTAGTTCATCAAGAGGGATATGCTTATTAGTCATGATACTATTCATAATGTATTTATGAAAGTCTACTCTTAATTTATCTAATCCTTCCCAAGTGACAAACCCATCTTTCTCTGATAAATCTAACCATTTTTTAATTTTCGTTTCATCTCCAGTCATCCACCGTCTTGTCCTAACATTCTGTTTTGTAATGACGTTATCAATCATATTGATGATAGCTTCACCGGTGTATTGTATACGACCTTCTTTAGTGGGAACTATGTATGTCTTATCTTTCATTTTAGTATATGAGTCTTTTACCTTATCCCAGTTTCTCTGGTAATCCATCTCATAACGAGAAAGTTTATGACCGTTATCTTTATACTTAGGTCTTAAGACAGTCCTCATATAACCAAGTTCTCTTTTTGCTATAGCTATTTCAAATAAGACGTCTCCATCTTCTAAAGCCGACAAAAAGGGTCGCAATTCATTTCTAAAGGCTTCTAATTCAGTTTCAGATGCTTGCATAGCTTGTTCTTGTGTAGCATTAGATATCTGTTGAATATCTCCCATTACAGCAGTAGGTCTAGAAACCCTAGCATTTTCAATAGTGTTTCCACGCCTATCTTTGTATGGTCCAACATCATCTACCCAATCCATCATAGCTGGATGTCTCATTAAATCTCTATTTACAGCTTTAGGGAACATCCAATAGTAAGCTCTTTTAATTTGAGGATTCTTTTCTTTACCTATCATCCAATCCATGGCTTGACGAAACCAAGTTCCATCTCTCATGTCTTTAAAATATCTGTCTAATACCTGTAAATCATATTTAGTAGCCTGATTAATATCTTTTTTAAACAAACCTCTAAAGAATCCATTAAGATTCTTAACATCAAGATTATGATAATGGTCTAGATGTTCCTTTAAACGATAATAAAGACTCTTTAACGCTGGGTCTTTTACTTTACCACTCATAATCCCTTCAAATGGAGCAATAGTATCTAGATAAACTCTGTCTGTTTCACTTATTTCCCCAGAATCAATAAACTCTCCCTTAAGAAGGTTCCCTTCATCGTCTCTGAAGGACGTTACTGGTTCTTTTTTCTCTGCATTTTTTAATACAAACTCTCTTTCTTTATCGCTTAACTCAACACGAGCTTCCTTTAACAGATTATCGTAGTTTTCAAAAAAGATTTTTAAATTAGCATCTGATATCTCTTTAGAGGTTAGTCCAGCCCTTGTTAAAGATGTATTCTTCAGTATCTTTTCAAGATAATCTACCTGTTCCCACATCTTCTTATTCTTTCTCATCTTCATGACAGATGCTAACCTAGCTCTATCTCCCTTTGAATATGTGCCCATATATAACATATCAAACAAGTCACGCTCACCAGCAGTAAGCTTTTTGTCAGCTTTAAATGCTCGGATTTGAGCATCTATATTTACTTGGTCAGTCTTTGAACTTGCTTTATCATCCAGTCCAAACGCCTTCCGACCTTCTTCTTGAAGCTTATTACTTTCAGAGTCTCCGTAATCTTT